CTGGAACGCTAGCAATGTTAAGGAAGCTAATGAAAAGATGGGCTACAACAACCTGAGCGATTCTGCTAACCGAGATAAAGCACCTCAAGGTCTGCAAGGCGCTAAAGTTTGTAAGCAAGTAATGGGCGGGAAATTTGGATACTAGTTCCGACCTGCTTGATGAAGACCAAGAGTATGTCAGGCCGAAATTTAAGCCGGACTTTGTATACGACCCAAATCTCAACGACAAGATATTGGGTCTATACGAATTAGGGATGAGCCATAACAGCGTGGCTGTCTCGCTTGGAATTACAAGGGCAAAGTTTGATAGCCTAAGGCTAACTATTGCTGAGTTTGATGAAATATGTGAATTTGGCGAAAATCTGGCTCAATATAGGCTGGAGAGGTGGGCTTTAATGGGCGCTCAAGGTTTAATCAGGAATTTTAATAATACAATGTTACAGTTTCTGCTAAAGTCGCAATTTCCAGATAGTTATAGTGATAAGAAAGATAAAATACCGGATAGCAGAAGTTTACTGGAACAATTAACGGCAGGAAGCCTAACACTTGTCAGATCAAGCGAATAAAGATCATCCTCTATTAGATTTCCCCTTCTTTGCTGAAGAATTTTTAAAAATTAGAAGCAAATCTGGCGCAATTAAGCCATTAAAACTCAATCGCGCTCAACTTTACGTGCATAATTTGCTAGAAGAGCAGCGAAATACCACAGGAAAAGTGCGTGGCATCATCTTAAAAGGACGCCAGCAAGGCATGTCTACGATGATTGGCGCTAGATTTTGTCATAGAGTTATTACCACTCGCGGCATGAAGGCGTTTATTCTTACACATGAGCAAGAAGCGACCACAAATCTATTTGAGATCACCAAGCGTTATATAGATAACCTGCCTGCTGGACTTTGCCCAAAGCCAGACGCCTCAGCTGCAAATAAATTGTACTTTAGTGGTTTTGATAGCGGCTATGCAGTCGGTACAGCTGGGAATAAAGCTGTGGGTAGATCACAAACTATCCAGTTGCTGCATGCATCAGAAGTTGCGTATTGGCCTCACCCTGAAGACCACGCAAAGGGGGTGATGCAAGCAGTCTCTCGCGAGGAAGGAACAGAAATAATCATCGAGAGTACAGCTAATGGCATGGGTAATTATTTTCACCGAGTATGGCAGTCGGCCATGCAGGGTGATTCTGAATACTTGCCAATTTTCGTTCCATGGTATTGGCAGGAAGAATATCGCGCTCCGCTTAAAGAGGGGGTGGAATGGGATGATGAAGAGCTAGCCTTACTTGATGCCTATAAAGATGATGGCCTAACGCCAGAACATCTTATGTGGAGAAAGCTAAAGATAGCCGAGTTTAGTAATGACCCTGATATTGGAGTTCTATCTTTCAGAGCAGAATATCCTTTCACGTGGGAAGAGTCATTCAGAAGTCCTGTTGAAAATGCTTATATCAATTCCACCATGGTCAGTAAGGCGAGAAAAACCAAGGTAGAATTAGATGAAGATTTGCATTTGATTATTGGCCTGGACCCAGCCATTGGTGATAATGACAGAACGGCGCTCATTAGGCGCAGGGGCCGTAAGGCTTATGGATTAGATGTGTGGAAAAACCATAACACCATGGAAACTGCTGGTCGGCTGTGCAATATCATAGACGAAGAAAAGCCAGATTTTGTTTTTGTAGATGTAATTGGCATTGGCGCAGGAATTGTTGATAGATGTCGTGAGCGTGGATATGAAAACGTAATTGGCATCAATGTCTCAAACCGCGCAACCGAGAGAAAAAAATATCATAATAAACGCGCAGAGCTTTGGTCTGCCGTTAAAGAATGGCTAGATGGCGAACTACCAGTAGAAATTCCAAATAACGATATGCTGCAAGGCGAGCTGTGTAATGTCGGGTACAAAACTGATAGCGCAGGACGGTTAAAAATTGAAAGTAAAGATGACATAAAGGGTCGCGGCCTTCCATCACCTGATACAGCAGATGCTTTATGCATGACACACGCAGGAGGCAAAATGGTAAACATTCAATCCATGATGCCGTCACAGCAAAATTTAGAAAGAGCTAAGCAAGAAGCTAGCATGTTTTTTTAATAAGGGATAAATCATGGCAAAGAAGAATGCAAAGAAGTGCAAAGAAGTTCGCGACAAAGTAGAAAAGTGGCGCGATTACTTTAGAGAGAATATTCAAAATTACCATACCTGGTTCAACTTCGTTATGGGAAACCAGTGGGAAGATAACGAGTCTGACTTGCTTAAGAAATATAGCAAGACACCATTGGTTATGAATAAGCTTGCACCTCTAGCCAAACATATTCTTGGTGAGCAAAGACAAAATACACCCAATCTTCAAGCCATTCCAGATGAAGACGCAGACGTTCAAACGGTTACTGCCCGTGACGCCCTTATCAAACACATTATGTTTAGCAGTGATGCCAAAGTTGTTTATCAGACTGGATTTCAGCAAGCACTGATTGGTGGTTTCGGCGCTTACTATATGGATACAGCTTATATTAATAAAAAGTCATTTGACCAAGAGCCAAAGCCAATGGCTATTCGAGATGCCACTAAATGCTATTGGGATGTTTCAGCTTTAACGCCAAACAAAACTGACGGCATGCATTCAGGCTTTATTACTAGAATGTCGAGAGAAGCATTCAAGCAGGAGTATGGCAAGAATGTAGAGAAATCCATTGGGTCTAATTACGGAGAGCTAGATACCAAATTTGTTTGGTCCAATGAAGATGAAATATCAGTTGTTCGTCACTGGCAAAGAAAAATGGTTAAGGAAAAGTTATATGAATTAACCAATGGTGAGTGCATTAACCAGGAAGAGCTAGACCAAAGTATGGGGACGCTTTATCCAGAAGATGGCGAAGAGCTAGGCGAAGATGAAGACGTGCAGGTTATTTTTAGAAATGGCGAAATGGTCGGCATCCAGCGAGAAAGAAATGTTTTGGTTGATAAGATTACCGTATCCAAAATGGCTGGTGACTGGATTTTGGAAGAAGAAGAATATCCCGCCGAAGAGCTTGGATTAATATTTATTGATCAAAATAGCTGGTGGGATAAAAACGGCAAACAAATATGCGTTCCTTATTTCAAAGATGCCCATGACGCACAAAAATATTTAAATTATCTAGCAACACAGTCAGCTTATATTTGGAAAGTTTCACGCTATGACCAATTTATGGCATCCAAAGAAAACGTCAAATCTAAAGATACCCAGCAAATATGGCGTGACCCATCAACCTACCAAGGCGCATTAATTTATGACGTTGATCTTGAAGGCGGAACAAAGCCAGAACGTTTAGCGCCACCTGAACTTCCACAATCTTTCATTACGCAATACCAGCGAGCGTTAGATGATATACATTCCAGTACCGGCATATACGGAACACAGCTAGGCCAACAAGGCGCTGAGTTATCTGGTGCGGCGGTTGATGCAAGGACTCGCCAGGGCTCTTATGTTAGCTATGTTGTTTATGATTCATTAAATCGATCATTAGCTACTGGTGGCAGAATTATCAATCAGATGATTCCAAGATTAGTTGATACCGAACGAACTGTTACGATGGAAATGCCAGACCAAGGCATGCAGCGCGTGAAACTGAATGAAACAGATGAATACGGAAATGACCTCAGTAACAACATGAAAGATGATAACTATAAAGTAAGGTTAATTCCTGGTCCAAGTTATGAAGGCCAGCAAGCACAAAGCATTGACTCTATGAACGTAGTTCTTCAAGCCGATAAGAGCGGTCAAGTATTCCCTATGATTGCCGATCTGTATGTAGATAATCTGACGCTAAACAACAAAACAGAATTTAAAAACCGCTTAAGAACTATCGTTTCACCGGAAATAATCAAAGCTGGTAAGACAGGGCAGCCATTACCACCTAAACCGCCGCAACCAGACCCACAGATGATAGCGGCACAAGCAAGAATGCTAGAAGCTCAAGGCAAACAGCAAAAACTCAAAAACGATGCTCAGAAGTTTGCAAAAGAGTATGAGATTAAAATGGAGCAACTTGAAGTTGATCGCGTCAAAGCAGCTGCTGAATTGCAAGAGCAGGAAATGCGATACATTGCTGAAACAGAGAAAGCAGAGTCTGATCAGCAGATTGCCCATGCTAATAACTTAGTAAAAATATTAACGCACCTGAAACATCCGATAGAGCCTAAACAGTAATAGTGGAGATAATGCATGACTCATAGAATGAATAATATTGATGATCTAATAAATGGCATACCTGAGGCTAGGCCAATTAATCCAGCAGGTTCAAATAAACAAGAACCAGAAAAGCCTACCCCAGAACCTCAACCAGAACCTGATAATGATTCAGAAGATTTAGACCAGGAAGCACCAGAAGCTGATAACTCTTCAGATGATAATAATGACGCTGAAGAATCGCCAAAAGATAGGCGTGAGGCCAAAAAGCCTGATGGCGAAGAAAAAGACTCCAGCGATACAGATGAGTACGGAAACAAAGTTGTAAAAAGTAAAAAAATGTATACCGAGGAAGAAGTTCAGCAAAAAATACGCGAACGACTGAAGCGCGGCTCTCATCGTGAAACTCAAATGAATGAACCTACCCAGCAGCAAGCACAGCAAGCAAAAGAATCTGGATTTGAATATAACGAAGATTCTGGCGATTCCTGGGATGTTCAGTTAAAGCAATTTATCAAAAACACCATTAACGAAGACAGGCAGGATTCACAAAGAAGAGTGCAGCAAGAAAAAGCCAGAGCTGAGCAAGTAGAGTTTGAAAGCAAGATGGAATCTGGCATGGCAAACTATGGTGATTTTGTTGAGACATTATCTAAACACCACGTAAGCAATGACATGTTATTGAGCGTGAGAGGCTTAGATAATCCAGCTGCCTTCCTATACGCAGCCGCTAAAAAAGCGCCTGAAGACTTAAAGCGCATAGCCAACATCCAGGACCCATACCAGCAAGTATTAGAAATGGGCCGACTGCATGAAAAGATGAAAAAACCACGCCCAACCACCAAAGCGCCACGTCCATTAGGTGTTGATCGCGGTGATATCAGCGACAGATCACCAGCAAGACATTCGATTGACCACTTAATCCAAGAAGACGCAAAGAGCAGATACAGAAGATAAAGCAACTATTCCCTGATTGCACATCATATAAACACTGTCTATAATAGTGTTAATGGTGTGTAAATCAGAGGGATGCCACCTGCCCTCACTGACGTGTACTAGCTGCCGTCCAGCAATAAAAAATAACCGTCCATTTTGGACAACTATTTAATTATTGTTGGAGACACTACATGTCAAATATATTTGAAACTACCGCCTATGTGCTGGATGAAGTTTTCATCCGCTTTGTTAACTATCTCAGCTTTGCTAAAGTTGCTAACCGTAACCTTGAAGAAGATTTCAAAGGTTTAAAATACGCAACCGGCCAAACCCTTAACTATCGCTTAGAAGAGCGTTACCTTGCTGGCGAAGGCGCAACAGCAACTGAAGAGGCTCGTGTACAGATTATCCGCCCTCTTAAAGTTGATAAGCAGTTCCGCACCATGGTTGCTTTTACCGGCATGGAACTTACCTTTGATCGCGCTCGCGACAAGCCTTATTTGGATATGATGTTAAACCCACGCGCCAAAGCGTTGGCTAACAAAGTTGAAAAGTACATTGCTAGCGACAACTTACAGAAAAAAGTTTACCAATCAGTCGGTACACCTGGCGTAGCAATTGACTTTGATGTGATCTCAGAAGCTGATGCTTACATGAATGAGCTGGCTATTCCTGAAGATGGCAACCGCTACATGGCATTACCACCTCGCGCGGCTTCATCTCTGGCGATTGACTTGAAAGGGTCTTTCAATAGCGATATTAACCGAGGCGCATTAATGGATGGCTTTATCGGCCATGTCACCGGTTTTGACTGCTTTAAAACAAACTTCTTAACCCGCCATATTGCTGGTGTTGGTGAAGGAACGGCTGCTGGCACTGGCTTCCATAAAGCTGGTGATGTAGTTGGTACAGTAAGCTCTGGCTCGTCAATTACGCTAGACGGTCTCGGTCTTGCTGCTGGCGCAACAGCGTTTAAAGAAGGCGATTTGCTACAGTTAGCTGATGCTACAGAAGTATTCATGGTTAACCCATTAACCTACGATGCGCTATCTACCCCAGCTCAGTTTGTAGTAACCGCTGACGTTATCACCGCTGACGGTAACAGTGCTGTCGTGCCAATCAGTCCAGAAATCATCACGAGCGGCGCAAGAAAAAACATCTCTTCTGTCATTCCTGACAATGCAGTGATGAATATGCGTAATTCGTTCAACCGCGCTATCGCTTTCCACAACCAATCTGTGGTTTTTGCTGCTCCTCCGATCAGCGAATTAAAGGGCGGTGTTGAAGTGGTTACGACTTACAGTGATCTCTACAAGCTAGCAATTACCTACACCTTGGGTGCGGATATCAGAAACTACGTCCAGTTAGATCGTCTGGACTGTTTGGCTGGTGTTTCGATTAACCCTGAGTTTGCAGTTATTGTTTGCCACTAACCTGCTCAGTAAAGGGTGGACGCTGTTGCGTCTGCCCTTTTTTTTAGAGGGTAATTGATATGACGCAAACCGTTAGAGAGTTTGTTAGAGATTCATACAAGATTGTTTCATCAAATAGCCCTACCGCACCTCTTCAGCAGTCAGATGAGCTAGAAGGAATAAGGTTTTTGAATGAATTAATCCAGTCTTATAGTGGCACTGGATTGTTAATCACTGTATCCAAAGAAGTAACGTTCACTGTTGTTCCAGGGCAAAGCGTTGTTACCTTTGCTGCAACAGGAGCTGATGTTAATGAAGGCAGATTAGCCAACCTTAGTGATGCATGGCTTGTGTTGGAGGGTGTTACCTACCCATTAGTCCAGCAGTCAGATAATGACTTTTTTAGCAGTTATAAATACGAGCCACTACTTGGTCTGCCGCGCTATGTGATTACGCAAGCGTTAGAAAACTCAACCAAATTAATTTTATATCCTGGCGCTTCGCAGGGATATGACTTGCATGTCTATGGCAAATTCGAGAAAACAGAATTAACTGCCAATGATAATATGGCTGCTTATCCACTCTATGCTATTCGCTTTTATAAGCTAGCATTAGCGCGTGAATTAGCTATATACAAATCTAGGATTGAAGCATGGTCCGAAAAGCATGAGAAAATATACCTAATTGCGCTAAAAGACATGGAATCCACTAGCCAGGTCAATCTAACGGTACAATCACCCAATGAAAACCAACTGAATGGTGCGTATCGCGTCAGGGCAGGTATTTAATGCCAATTAAAGACTTCCCGATATTTGGCCAATATAACGTGCAGCAATTCTTGCAATTTTGCCCTGAAGATATGGCTAACTGGTCGCTAATAGAAAACAAAAAATCCAAGAAGGGTTTTGCCTTATATCCAGCTTTTGGCAGACGCCATATGGAGCTTTTAGAGCGAAACATATTGCAGTTCGATGCGCAGCCAAGAGCTATTAGAAAGTCTGTAAAATTCGCATATGTATTTGATGGTGGAAAAATATATAGGTACAACACCAACTTTAGCCGAATTGAAATAATTCCAGATCAATACCTAAAAACCACTGGTAATATTTACTTTACCTATTTGGTTGCTCCTACTTTTACCCTGGTAATGTTTACAGACGGTCAAAGCGCATGGATTCACAATGAAAAAACCAACACTACAAAAAGAATAACAGACGCAAATCTTCCTGAAAAACCTACAGCCTTAATAGCATTTGGTAATAGAATTGCTATAACAGGTGAAGACACTACAAAGATGTCTTTATCTGCCATTTATCTTGGTCCTACCACTCTAGGTGAGATTGACCCAGCAGCATGCATGACCGTTAATGGCGCTGGTGTGTTTGCCTATGAAGAAGAAAACATAGTAAATTTTGCCGTTCTGCATAATACCCTGTATGTATTCCAAGAAAGCACTACCAGTATTTGGAATAACGTACCTTCATTCTTTGGTGATACTGATGGAACAATTGTACAGTTCCCCTGGAAAAAGAATACCACCTATAACTTTGACTATGGCCTATCACAACCATTTGCCCTGAGTGTGGATTTCGGCAGGATGGTTTGGCTTGGAAAGAATCGTGACGGCTTAAACCAAGTGGTCGCAACCACCGGCCAACAACCACAAGCCATTAGCACAGATGCCATCGACATATTGCTAGAGCGAGATGCGGTAGCTGATCGAGTCAGTCCATTTTTAGATTCTAGTACGTTTGGATTTCTGTACCAGTATCAAAACACCATTTACTTTAGGCTGTCGGCTGGAAAATTCTATAACTTTGGCTCACTAGATATTGAAGATTTTGCTAATTCCATTGAGTACAATTTCAAAACTGACTCATGGAAAAGATGTATAGAGCTGAATGGTGAGCGAAGCCGAGTCCAAGAGCATATTTATTTTAGCAATCGCCATCTTGTTACAGTTAAGAACGACAGTACAGTTTATGAATTGTCTGGCCAGTTCTTTACAAATGAAATTAGAAATACAGCTCAATCAAACCCACAAGCTTCTGATGCTTATATTCCTCAGCCATTTCGTTATGAGCGCGTTTCGCCAATTGTTGCTGAAGAAGATTTCGGCGAGTTTTTGACAGATTGGGTGCAAATTGATTTTGTCTGGGGTGATAAGACATTCATTAATACCAGCAGACCATTTGATAACACCATATACATCGTCACGGAAGAAGGTGAATACATCATCACCGAGGAAGGTGAGTATGTGATTGAAGATGGCTCCAACCTGCCAGTAATTGGCGACACCACGTATTACAACTGGTTTAAGCCGCATATAGAGCTGTATTATTCGGATGACGGGGGTGTGACATTCACATCAGCCGATGTTCGAGAGTTCTCACAGCTTGGCGTTTATAACTGGCGTATGCGCTGGTATGAGCTTGGTCCATCCAGAAATAGAGTATACAAGCTAATTTGTGTTTCGCCGTCACCTATTGTTGTTCTAGGGGCAATCATGTCAACCAGGAGGGCTTCAGGCGGTGCGGCTTAATATTGATACACCACAAATTGAAGGCAATCAGCTACCTCCTGAGTTAAACAGGTGGTTTTCTAATATAACCGACCAAATAAATTATATGTTTGGCACGCAGATTGCAGACAGAACACCAGACATGGTGGGTCGCACACCGTCATGGGGTACAGGAGCAGGACCATATTCCGTACCAGTGCTTGGCATGTTAACGACAAGCATTGTAACCGCAAGCATTCAAAGCTCCACCAATGCAGTTGAAGTACAAAAAGTAACCGCAACAGCAGCTGGTTTTGATATACTTTTTAGCGGTGACCCAGGTGCTTCGTGTATCATTAATTATATAATTTTTACTAAGCCGTGGGCAGCACAGGGAGTTTAATATGTCGGCATGGGATACTTACAAAGATTACGCGGGTTGGGACATGATGGACAGCTTCCTGCATCCAGAGCGTGGATATAACGAAGGCGGTAAGGCTGTCGAAGACTACTGGAATCAAGCTAAAGGCTTTCAGCAGCCATTTCAGCAAGCCGGCCAGGATGAAATATCCAGACTGCATGGCGCAAGCGATCAGCTGATGGACCCTGAAGGTTTAGAGAATAAATGGGCGTCTGGATATGAAACATCCCCCTACGCGCAAGACATGATGGAACGCTCAAAGAATATGGGCTTAGATGCTGCAAGCTCGATGGGTTTAGAAGGCAGCAGTGCCGCACTCGAAAATATCCAGCGCAGCGGCACAAGCATCATGAACAAAGATAGAGAGAGCTACCTAGACCGCTTAATGAAGAAATACACCCTTGGCGTCCAGAACTCTCAGAACTTGTTTAATACAGGCGCTGGAACTGCTAATTCTATGAGTAAAAATGCAATGAAAGCTGGTAGCAATATGGCGCAAATGCGCTATGGCGCGACTAACGCACCTGGTGAGCTAGGCGGTAAAATGCTAGGCATGGGTGCAAGAGTAGCAATGGGAGGCATGTAATGGCATTAGGCATACCACTTCCAGGTTCGTTTGGTAAGGCGTTTGAAGAAGGCGCAGGAACAGCCAATAACATCATGAATACCATGATGCAAAATGCTATTCGGAAGAAGCAGCTTAAGAAAGATGAAGCTGAAATGCCATCTCAAATAAAGTTACGCGAGGCGCAAGCTAGACAGGCTGATATGAAGTCGCAAGAGCTTGAGCAGACCATGAATATCATGAACCGACTAGCCAGAGGCGAGAATATTTTCGCTCAAGGCCAACAGCCTCAACAGCAAGGCGCTCCAGAAGGTATGCCGCCACAGCAAGCTGGTATGCCGCAGGAACAGCCGCAAGGCCAGCAGCCAGGCCAGCAGCCAGGCCAGCAGCCCAATGAAATGTCGCCTAAAATGCAAAAAACTATGTCGCCAGAAGAGCGATATAGACGCGCAAGCATGATGCATGGCCTTACTAAAAATAAGTTAGGCGAGATGGAAATAAAAGATGTTGATGGTACGCAGTACGCGATCACTCCTTTTGATTCACCCATCCCATTAATTAAAGGCAACACGCAATTTCAGAAAGACTTAAATAAAAAATACGCCGACCAAGTTGCAGAGTGGGATAAAGACCTTTCTGAGTATCATCAAGAAGTGCGTCCTATCATGAAAAACATTGAAAATGTCATTAGCTCGCCTGGGTTTACCAGCATTAAAGAAAATCCACAATTGCTTGGCTATGATATGAATTACTACCTCAAAGGCGCCGGCACAAAAGAACAGCAGGCTGCGGCATCGGCTTTGAGCGTCAACTTAAATCTTCTACAGCAAAAATTACTCCAAGGATTTAAAGGCTCTAATCGTGAATGGGAAAATGCTATTGTTAGTAAAGCCAAGATTGACGAGAAAGACCCTATAAGTGTGGTTTATGCCAAGTATGCCGAGCTAAGAAAATTACAGAAGTTAGACACTGACTTAAAGACCACAGCAGAGTCATTGGTCGTGCATGGCGGTAAAACACCAGGCGAGGCCATGAGAGAAGCTGAAAAAGTTGTGAACTACGATCAGGTTAAAAAAGAAATAACTGACGAAGTTAGTAAAATTAAGAAGTCTGCTGGCGTACAAGAGAAATCAAACGAAGTTAGTAAAATTAAGAAGTCTGCTGGCGTACAAAAGAAATCAAAGTTTACGCCTGAGCAGTTACAGAAATACGCTGCTGACGCTCTTAAGTCCGGAGTGCTACAAGCCACTATTGACGAGCAGATGAAGCAGCTCACAGGGGGTGGTTAATGGCTACCTCACTACCAGGGCATGGTCAGCAAGCATATCAACAGTTGCGTGACGGCGGATTTAATCACACCGGAGCTATTGCTGTATTAGCTAGTGTTCATGATGAGACTGGCGGTTCTTTTGACCCAACCACAAAGCAAAAGTTAAATGGTGGAAAGATTGGAAAAGGCCGAGGGTTATTTCAACATGAAACGGGTGGTCGATTTGATACAGACCCCATTAATTTAACTAAATTTGCCAAAGATCGCGGTAAATCTTGGGATGATGGAGAAACTCAAGTAGATTTTATGCTGCATGAGCTTGACCACAATCCAAGATTCAAAGGGTTGAAAGAAGATTTAAACAATATGCCTTTAGATAAGGCTACAGATAGATTTATTGAAGTATTCGAAGGCGCTAAAAAACCGCATAGTGAGAAACGACAACAGACCGCAGCAAGGCTAAATAATCTTGTAGCCTACCAACAGCCAGAACCAGAACCAGAGGCAGAGGCACAAGCACAACCAAATGTGCAGCCAGAACAAATAGATGAGGCACTGCAACAGGCTCAGCAGGGAAGCCAGCCATTAGAATACCCAGAACAATTTGCGCAACCAAACCAAGCTCCGCATGATGCTCTAGTGCAAGATATGCAGCAGCCACAGGAGCAAGCAACACAGCAGCAGCCGCAATCGCAACAAGAAGCACCTCCAGCGGTGAGTCTTAGCGCCGACAATCCTTTTTCGCCAGATTACAGAACAGAAGATAAGCCAAAGCTTAGCGCCGACAATCCTTTTTCGCCAGATTACAGAACAGAAGATAAGCCAAAGCTTAGCGCTGATAATCCTTTTTCAGAGGAATACATTGCCAATGAAAAAGCACAGCAAACACCAGCACAAAAGCCAAGCATGTTCGGCGCACTCAGAGCGACAGCCAACTTATTAAAAGGTCAGCCATTAGGTGAAGATGCACCCTACACACCACCAATGGGCATAGCTGGAGCGGCGGGACGCGTAGCAACCACAATGGCTGCTGATACCGTAGGCGAGCTAAAAGACCTTG